CCGAAAAATCGCCCTATACCACCACCGTCGCCGCCAGGCTTTTGCCGCAGTCGCGTCCGGGACTTCTACGAGATCGTCGCCTCGCTGTTGAGCAGCTGATCGACGCGCCGGATCGGCACACCTTCAAAGCCCAACTCGAACTGGTTCAACGCAGGCTGGACCGTCACAGCGTTCGCGCTGTTGGTCAAACCTTGCAGGCGCATGAAGCTGTAGCCGGTGCGATTCATGTACCAGACCGGCATACAGCCCTTCAAGCTCGGGATGCGATCGAGCGCGCGGCTCATCAGCGTGATGATATTCGCCGGGCTGACATTCGTGGTCAGCGCGCTCACCTGAATGTTCGCGATGCGAACCACATAGCGCCAGTCGCGAAGTGCGAGTCCCGGCTCCCACACGAAGCGATCCTGATAGGCGCGCATGAAGCCAGAGGTCATGCCGACCTGGGAGCCAGCTGCGGCGGTCTGCACCGTCTGCAAGCCGTAGTCTTCGTGCGTGAGTCCCGCCTTCGTGCCGCGCGGGAAAATGCCGCAGCAAGTATCCTCGGCCCAGCCGACCAGCCAGATCGAGAGATTCCCCGAGGCGCCGCCGCCGGAAAGAATGTTCTGTGCGTTCGTCGCTCCCGAGATCGCCCCATAGCGCGGGCTGAAGCCCAAGAAGCGTTCCGCATTCACCGCAGTGTTGCCGTAGAAAAGCGTCTGCGTGAACTGCTGATTCATCGCCTCAAGGAAAGGCTTTGCCTCCGAGAGTCGCAGCGCCTCGACGTTGCCATTCAGCTGCGCGAGCTTCTCATCGATGACCGACCAGCCTTCCAAGATGCAGCAGGCATCATCGACCTGGCCCACCGTGCTCTTGGACGGCGTGACGCCGGTGTTCAACTGGCGGAACTGGACATTGGGCAAGCCCGTGCGCTGCGTGGTGCGCATGCCGGTCGGCAAGTTGCCCTCGACCCAGAGCATGTCGCTCAAGATCTCGTTCTTTTCGTTCAAGAGCTCCGCGATATCCGGGATGCTGCCATCCGGATCTAAGCGCTGCGCGAAGTCCGAGAGAGTGAAGACTGTTCCGCCGATAGTGGCCATTTAAGTGACTCCGTGAGTTTAGGTTTTCTTGCGACCGTACATTCGCTGCGCCATCGTCTCGGCTGGCGCGGCATCCGGAGAGCCTGAAGATGGGGTATCACCCGCCATCCGCATCGCTCGCCCAATGCGCTGGAACACACGCACAAACTCTGGCTTGTTCGCAATACCTGCCTTCACCGTCCACTTCTTAAAATCCGGATCCGCAAATGCATCGAGCGCGACGGAGACCTCTTCCATGGAGCGCGCGTAATTCAAACCACCGATGGCTGGGTCTGCTTTGACCGCGGCCATGTCCCGATCGAGCATCAGCTGCGGCAGCGTTCGCTGGAATCCCAAGAAAGCGCTGGTGATCGTCGCAAATTGCTTTTGCGTGAGCCCTGCTTCCTTGAATGCCGGCGTGAGTGCGGGCAGAAGATCGGGATTGAGACCGCCGTTTTCCTTGAGGAATGTGGCGATCTCTGGCGCGAGCCCCTTCTCATCGAGCGCATAACTCTCTGGAGCTGCTGCGCCTGCGGCGGCTTCGGCGGCGGTTGCCGCTGCGGCATCGGACGCTGCTTTGTCTGTCACTACTTTCGCAGCGGCAGCATCGGCGAGTGCCTTGGCCTCATCGGCATTGACGCCAGTCGCAGGCGCGTTCGGATCGGGTGTGATCACCTTCTCTGGTGCGGCGGCGGCTGGTGCAGCTTTCGGATCAGCGGCTGCGGGCGCTGCGGCAGCTGCAACTGCTGCGGGTGCAGCAACGGCGGCGGCCTTCGGATCAGAAGCGGATGAAGCGGCAGGTGATGCGGACGCGGCGGCAGCCGGAGCTGGCGCAGACGAAGCTGAAGTTTGATTATCGCTCGGAGTCTTGGAGTCTGACATCGGTGCCTCTAGCCTTACGGCTCGTTGTGGAGAGTAGTGCAATTTTTGCTGGGTTGATTAGAATGCCCTCCGAAGATCACATAATCACCCAGGGAGCCACGTATGGCTACAACGAAGAGACTGATGAATGCAAAACAGGCATCGGCTTTCTTGGGTATCCACTACAACACTCTTCACGATTGGAATCAGCGCAATGTCGGTCCACCGCGGACACTCAAGGGCAAGCGCTGGTATTACGTGCTCGATGTGCTCAAGGATTGGTTGAGCCAGAACGCGCCCGCCGTCGCATCCGCTTCAACTCATCGAGTCGCTTCTTCTCTGCCGCAATCGCGATCGCCTTCCTACGCATCAGCATCTCCGCGTTAGGATCGGCCTCGCAAATCTCCGCCAGCATCTGCAAGCCGACCTGCCGGCGCCCCTCCAGCATGCTCATCGTTCCAAAATTGGGATTCGCGACGCTCGCATAGACGTTGCACGAGCAGAGCAGGCGCCAGAGATAATCGCGCACGCTTTCATCCTTCAAGATCGCAGCCAGCTGCGCGACCTTCGCGCCCTCATCCATCTCTTCGAGCTGGCGCGCCTGCCGGACCTCTTCCGCGTCCGCTTCCCTGGCATCGAGTGGATCGATCTCCTCATCCGCCATAACCGACCGCCGCGTGGCTATCGCCGTGGAAGATCACCTCGCCATTGGTGATGTTCCAATGGCCGAAGCACTGCCCCGAGGTCACTCGCACGGAAGGCTCGTAGGTGATGTTATCGACGCTGGTGCTGCCAGGTTGCTTGATTTTCCAGCGCGCGAACGGCACCCAGATCCGATGCTCCAGGCCATCACGCTTGCACTGTGGGCAATCGTGCTCGACGCCTTGGGTGTTCTCGATGGTCGGAACCTCGCCATAAGCGTGACGGAATTCCGGACGCAGCTCGGCAAACTTCATGCGGCCTGCTGTTGCGGCGCGCCGCCGCCGCCTTGTCCAGTCAATTGATCCAGCACGCTGCCCCCGGCTGCACTTGGAGTGTTGCCGAGTTTACTCGCAGCATCCGCTCCGGTCTGCATCATTTCCTGTTTTTGTTGAGCAGCTTGCGCGGCCTGCTGTTGTTGCTGACGCTGCGCGCGGATCTTCTTCACCACCTCATCCGACACGATGCACTCAGGAGGCGTGCCGGTGCGATCCGCGATGATCTCGATCGCCTTGTCGACATCCCACTTATCCAGCACCTCGGGCTTCACCTGGACGAATTGCATCACGTAGGCGGTGGTCTGGTTGATCCCCTGCACCTCGGCCATGCGCACCGCTCGCGCCAAGATCGAGATGTACTGGATCTGGAGCTTCACCCCAGCGAGCGCCGGCGGCGGTGGCGGGAAATACATCTCCACATTCGGTGGCACTTGCATCTGGCGCGCCATGAACTGCCATGCGACCTTCGAGCGGCGCACCGCGATGTCAAAGATCTGATCGATCATCGGTTCGAACGCCTCGCCATTCAATCGATCGAGCAGCGGTCCTAACTCCAGGAGCTGCTCCTGCTTGCGCGCATCGATCTCGGTTGCGGTGATGCCGGACTTGAGCGTGTCACCCAAGGTCTTCATCATTTGGAAAATGTCGGTATACATCCCCGACTGGATGCGCTTTCGAGTGTCGAGGATATCCGCGATCATCGCGTTTAGATCCGGCTTCACCTCGTAGAGCGGTTTGAGGCCAATGGTGTTCTGCGTCACCCCTTCGAGCCAGGTGATATCGCCAGGCAACTGACTCACCGTGGTGCGCTTCAAGGCCGCATCGCCCATCAGCGGCGGCTCCATCTGCTTATCGATGCCCTGCATCTTTCGCTTCTGCTGCACCATGAGCTGCTTGGCATCGCCCAGGCAGTACATCGCCGGACCGTAACCCCACACGTTGTCGGAGTTCGTATCCCAGCGCGCCACCTTGATCGGTGAATCGGCATAGCCCTTCACCCCGAGGAGCGTCCAGGGATCTCCCCCTAGCTCGTAATAGACCACGCGCGTGCGCATGCCCTTGATGCCGAATGCGCCCGCTTCGTATTTATCGTTGGGCTCGATCACCTGCACGATGTCGATCCAGGTCTCCCATTGACGATTGCGCCACTGTGAGCGGGTCTGCGGTTGCAGGTTATCCCAGCCTGGATCATTCGGATCGGCTGGGTTATCCACAAACTTCATGACGATCTGGCGCACCGTCTGCTTGTACTTGCGCACGAAGGTGTCGACGGTCCCCTCATCGTTTTGGCTGATCCAATACTCGCCCCAGGTGTAGGTCTGGACGTTGATCAGCGGCGCATGCTTGCGTTTGGGATCGTGCGCGACCTCATAGACGCCAAACGCCCCCGTGCCGAAGGCGCCGATCTCATCGTAAAAGACAGGCGCCTGCCGATAGAAGTTTGACTTCGCGAGGATGCGGTGCATCGCGTTGGTGATGTTCTCGCACCACTCCGCGACGCCCGGCTTCTGATAGATCGCATCATCTTCCGGGCGCAATCGAAACCAGGGGCGCCCTGGGCTGGTCATGCCGCTCATGAGTCCGGCCTTCATCGTGCGCAGCGCGATCATCGGAGTGTTGTCCACGATGTACTGCATCTTCTTGTTGCCGCGATTCGGGATGCCCCCATCATCGAGCCAGCGCGTGCGATAGGGGAGGAAGTTGTTCTTGACGTCGAGCACATGCGAGCGCCAGGTCTCACGATCGAGGTTCATGTAATTGCGGCGCATCTCGTATTTTGTTTTTGGCGCCTGCTCGATCGGCGTGACGCTCGTATCCTTCCGGCGCAGCATCGAGCCCTTCCTGCCTCGCGTGCCAGCCTTGCCGGCCTGACTCACGGCCACGTTCTTCGCGCCCTTCGATCCGTCGCGTAAGGGGACTTCAGCGCTTAAGAGTTCGCCGGCCGAGGGAGCATTCAGATCTACAAAGCTCATCAGCCCCCCAGGATTGATCGATTCGAAGTGGTGCCTGCGCTCAAGATAGCGCCTTGCTCACCGCCAGAGGTTCCCGTGGTCGAGTTCAATCCGCCCGCAGCCTGCTCGCGCTGGAGAGTCTGCTGCTGCACTTGCTGGATCTGCGCATCGTTTTGCACCGTGCCCGGAGGCGGCGGGATCGAGATGCCCTTGCGTGATTGCGCAAGCGTATAGAGCGCGCTCGCCCCAGTGGCTGCGGCTGAGAGCTCAGGCGCCGTGATACCCGTGCCCAAGATGCCGGCGCCCACCTTCGGCGCTGCATTGCCTGCACCTGTCGAGGGTGTTGGCGGTCCTTGTGTTTCAGAGCCAGCGAGCGCTGTGGGCGGGCCTTGCGGCGCTGATGTCGAGCCTAAGGTTGTCGCAGCAGTAGCCCCAGCCGCCGCAGCGCCCGTGCCTGCCGCCGCAGCTCCAGCGCCAGTGATGCCCGTGCCAGCAGCATCGGCCGTTACCACCACTTCCGGAATCGCCTCAGCGGCAGTTACACCCGCGGCCGTCGCCCCAGCACCTGCCGCAGCCCCCGTGCCAGCAGCGGTTGCTCCAGCACCCGCGGCCGTACCAGCACCCGCGGCGGCACTTCCCGCGGTGAAGAAGCTCCCGACATACGTGCCAGCGGCGGCGAGAGAGGCGGCCACCTATTTCTCCACGAGCTTCACGAAGACCCGCTCGATCTCGGTCCAGCCTAAGAACACGAACAGCGGGCGTAAATCGAATGCGAGCTTGGAGGTCGCATACATCCGCTGCACCCCACGCGCGGCCAGCTGTGCTTCGGCAAACTTAAAGAGCTTCGCCGCTGAGGTGCCCTTGCGATAGTCCGGATGGATGTAGAACACATCGGTGAAGGCGGTGAGGGAGGTCCGATAGTGCAAATGAGGGCGAATGATCGAAACGTGGTAGCCCCACAATTTCCCCTCATCGTCACGCATTGTCACAAGTTGCAGCTGGCCGTGGCGCTCCAGATCCTCGTAGCTCTCTTTGTCCGGAGCGAGCGGGATCACATCCTGGTGAAGCGCGATCTCCCGCCAATGGAATTCAAGAAGCGCCTGCCCCACATCCCAGCACTGCGCGATGGTCTCGACCGCGAAGCGCATTTATCCGCGTTCATCGTCGTCTTGCTGCTGAGCCTCGGCGGTGCGCTTGAAGCCGAAGGGCTTGGTCTGTTCGTCCTTCTCCTCGCGCACATCATCTTCGGTATTGTCGAGCCCGCGCGACATGACTCCCTCAGCCTTCAGGAGCGAATCCTCGATCACATCATCCGCGCCCCAATACTTGCCCTGGCCGTTGCGCAGCTCATTCAACTTGATGGAGGCATCATCCTGGGGCTTCTGCGCGCCTTCGGGCACGGGTGAGTCCATCACATTGGAAGGGGTTGCGATGTAATCGCGCTCGCGCTTCACGCCGTCGAAGAGCACGCCGTTGCCATTTGAATCCGGCTCAGCCTGGTCACCCTCGGATGCGGTTGTGACTTTGCCGAACTTGTCGCTCGATCGCACGCGCTTACTCTCAGGGCCATTGCCATCCAGTGATTGGTACGGCGTCCCGGTGGAGATTCCCTCCTGATCGTTGCCTTTCTGATCGCCCTCGAATTGCTTATTGACGGTGCCGTGATAGCCCTTCGGCTTGGCCCCGTGATTCATCCCTTGGGAATTGGTCGCCTTGATCGAGTTGATCGGCGTGCCGCGGACGGTGGACTGCTTCATGCGCTTTTCCTCTTAGGGAGTGCGGGAGAGGGGGACTTTTTGGCGGCGAAGTTGGTCTCGCTCTTGCCGGAATACATCGGCTTTTTCTTCTTGCCGTGATTCCAGGTGCGAGCGACCTTGGCGAAGTTCGCTTCCTTGCGCTCCGTGCCGCTGGAGCTATTCAAGCCCTTGCGGATATCGGAGCCGCTGATCGGAGTGCCTGGCTTCTTGCCCACCGCGCGAGCGAACTTGCCCTTGTGCGCCGGATTGATGTGGATGGCCATCAGACGATATTCCCGCGGCCGACCAAGGTTGCCGGCGTACTCG